AAGTCTTTCGTCTTTACTGGATTGATAGCTATGCAGAAATGTTTGATTGTATACTGAGAAAAATAGATAGACTCTAAAAATTCAAGAGCAATGTCGGGATCAAGTATAGATAAGAAATCGATAGATGCTGGTGAATCAGATAAAGATTTGTAAACTTTATGCCCCAAATATTTCTCGCCTACAAATACATTAGAATCTTTTGTATTTTTAAATGGGCTGATTTCAACACATGTTAAGTCTTTTGCGAAGTCTGTTTCGCGCAAGAACCAGCGGTCACTTAGCCATTTGCTTGTTGAGTTTACAACTTCGCCGCTATCAAGTTTTATTAAATTAATAATATGTTTATTCAGCCCTTCAAGATGTGATATTAAATTTTCCATTCTCTGCTATGCCTGCCCTTCCAGTTAGTTCCTGTGGCACCCAAGTGAACACAATATTTCCCTTCTTTTAAATTAATGCATTTGCCACCTTTTCTTTTAAAATTTTCGGAAACAAAAAGATGGTCTGATTTTCCAGCATGACCAAAATCCTCAGACATTCGAATATCTTTTCGGAATTTAAAAAGCTGCATATATCCAATCCCAGCTATATCCGGTCCGGCCCTTCTGTCGACTCCAGTATTGTGGGATTTACCCGACTTGATATGAGCTAAATATCTATTAAATTGATTTTCGTTTTGACAAAAAGCCCTCGGTAACGAGTATAAATTATTATCTTGTAAGTTAGATATTAAAGACTTAAACTCAGGTGGAAAAATAATATCAGAATCAGTCAAACAAATTAAATCATTAAAATTTTGATCGTTTAAAAAATCAAAAAAAATATTATAAATTGCCCCCTTATTGAAGTTGCCATGTTTTTTAACAATGTTATTGTCAACTATAAAGTATTCCACATTATCGTATTGCGAACATATATCTATGCATTTTTTATCTTCTTTGGTAGTGATGACATAAATAGTATCAAATATTTTAGTATTAAATGGTAAGACTAATTCCAAAAAATCAGAATAGTTTATAGAAACTAATGCTGCAATTAGTTTTTTATTCAAAGTAGCCATTTCTTTCTGTCTACAAATGATTGCTTTTTGTGCTCAGCCTCTTTTTTTGTGTTTGGGTGCCAAACATATGTTTCTTCCTCTATTGGCCCCCGCTTTACTAGGGGTTTACTTAATGCTAGTAAAGAGAGTTTTTGATAATTGTAATATTGATCTGCGATATTATCAATAATTAACTCGTCGCCAAGTTTATGGGCTTGAGAAGATGGGTGGTTGCTTAATAAAAATTGATTAAAATTTTTCTGGTCAGACCCTTTAATTTCTCTAGTGTTAAGGAATTTATCTAAATAGTTTATCGTTCTGTGATTACTGCGAAAGAAAATCCAGCCCATACAGCATGTAAACCCAAAAGCTTCGCGGACTTCTGGTGGGAATGCTTCTTGATGGCGAACTGTAGAGACAATAATATCTTGACTGTTTGATTCTATTAGTTGGGGTATTGGATTTTTTAACCAAAGAGCATCAGTATCGGAGTGGATTATATCAAAGCCCTCTTCTAGGTATTTTTTGAATATAAATGTTCTGCGCATTGTATGCTTGCACCCAGAGATCCAGTCGTCATTAAATTCATCAAGGACTCTTGAATGACATCCGTGAGATTTTAAATATTCATCAGACTCAGGATCTAGGCATAGAACTTCATAATTATCTATAGATAATTCATTAAGGTGCTTAACCCAGTTAAGTGCTATTTCTCTATAAGGGTAATTGCAGAATGATATAATTTTAAGATTCATAATCAAATAACTCGAAGTCTTTTTTGTAGAAGTTATATATTTTATCTCTTGATAAATCACTCCATTCAAATTCTTCTTTGAAGTTTTTTGAATTGTATGCATGTGGTAGTTTTAATTCTTTGATACCTATACTGGAGCAAATCTTATTGAAATCTTCATGCAGGTTTTCGAATCTACCAATAAAATCACAAGTAAAGTCAGAGTCGATTTTATCTGTAAAATAGTGGCCGCCATTTAAGTGAGGAAAAAACTCAAACTGAGGTAGTGTATGATAACCATCGTACTCACTCCAAAGATCTTTATTGAACATTCTATACTCATCATCTACAGCTAACTGTACATACTCGTCGAAGGACACAGACCTCTTTTTTTGATAAAATTCTATGTCTGGGTGCACTCGATACTGTAACTCGCCCCATTTCCATGCAGAGACAAAACGATCATATGGGTTACGAACAAAAGAGAAAACATAATAATCTAAATGGTCGTTGAAGAATTTACTAAAACCCCTCTTTCTTAAAACTTTAGATGGTATTTCTGGGTCAACTTGCCTTAAGAATTTTTCGACAGATGTTCCGGCGGCTTTAGGAATATGTATGAATATGCATTTATGTTTGTGACTAATCATTTTAATAACATTTCTCTTGGAAGTTAATGTGAAAATTTGGTATACCTTTATATAAGCAAAACTCATTGAATCTGCTAAAGTTTTTAAATAGAAAGTTTGTATGCTGTAACAAGTAGAAGTCCACTAGTGCTTCTTTAGCTATCTTTGTTCTGCCGTATGCTTCTTCCATCTTTAATTCTATGTCTGTAGATTTTTCGCCTTTTTCGTGTCCAGTGCCACAACCTGGGGGAGCAAAATATCTCTCTGTTATGATAGTGTTTCCATATTCTTTTTCAAATAAATTAGCAAATTGTCTTGAGTCAGTTGCGAGAAAAAACTTATAGTTATCACAGGCCTTTAAAAATGCCCTAGGAGAGTCAAATAAAACATGATCTATCTTCTCTTTAAATATATTAAAGATAGTATCTATAGCATTTCTTTCTCCCTGAAAGCGGTTGGAGTTTCCTGTTTTGGGAGGAAGGACTTCTCCGTTAGATGTTCTAGCATGCACACCAACTACATAATTACCTGAAAAATATTTCTCGCGAACTTCATTAATTTCGGCCGCAATAGCTCCATGGACATTAATCCGATTAAATACCTCATAAAACTTCTTAGACTCTTCTTTTGATTTGAGTGGGTTTTTAATAACTAACCTTGAATCTGAGTGGGGTTCAGCTTCTTTTTTGTATTGATCTATACATCTTTCATTTAAGATAACTTCTATATCTGTATCTATGTTTTGAAAATATTCCCCAAATAAATTCTTGTCGACTTTACTGGCCCAGTGGCCCCGCATATCAATGAGTATGTCTTTTTTATTCTGCTCACAATACATTAATGCATTAGTGAGATGCCATAAAGTATCACCCCAGCCAGTATCGCGAGAAAAATAGTAATAATTATTCATGGCTAAAAATTATTTCATAATACATTATTCCATTTAAATAATTTTAATCCTAATATATCTTCTTCTGAATCAATAAAATCTTGTTGTATTTGTGGCTTTTTTATAAAATTATAATCTTGTAAATACTGAGCTTTTTGAGCCATTGATTTATCTTCTGTGTATTCCATTTTTTGTTTGCCGTGGTGCTCTATTGAAATTTTTGCATTTTCGTTGACTTTATAATGATAAAAACAAAAATGTTCTTGTTCTATATTCACACTAGTTTTGTTTTGACTAGGAGGAAAGTGGGGCGAATTCTTGTATCTTAAATTAGTCTTCTCGGGATTAAATATATATTTAGGGCCAACCCTTGAGAATTTATCCAAACACTTTGTCTTTTGTGTTACTAAGCCGCCGACATTGATGAATGCAGATTCAAAAAATTTACAACCTAATAATAAAATATCTTGTTTATTTTTATCTAGAAAGCTTTTTATATTATTGTGTCTGTTACTGTAATAAAATTCATCACAATCTATAGTCGATACTCTATTGTGTTTTTTGGCATAATTTTTATAAAAGTGATTAAGGGCAGTGGCTTGTTCGTAGGCATGGACTTGATGATGCTCTAGATAGTTGCCTCTTTTATCCTTAGGTAGCCATTTGATGAAGGTACAGTGGTCGCTATACCTTTCCTTGATTTTATTATAATGCTTGTAAATATTGTTGTAGGAAATTTGACCCACTAAAGGTATATTAATCTCTCTTTTAGTATCTCTTTGTAAGCAAGGTATTCCAGGGTGAGAACTTTCGTAAAAATAAAAATGATCTACTCCGAAATCAAGGTGATACTTTAACCATTCTTCAAAGTGAAAAAGATTGGGACGAAAAAACAAATGTGTGAAAACAGCATAGTTCACAATATAATTTTTTCTTCCCCATACTTATCGAACATCTCTTGAAAGTTTGATATTTTATCGTATGCTTTTTTACCAAATACCCTTCTGTCTGTACCAAGGAAGTTTTCTATATTGTTGTAATCTACTTCTATGTCAAGATAGTCAATTAATTTATTGAATTTTGATAGTCTTTCATCGTAGTTTTCCAAACCGTAAAGGTCTTCGTATTTAGAGATATAAGAATCAAATGGTAGTAATGAATGATAGTAAGGTATGTACTTTTTGTACCAAGCAGTGCGACGTTTAATCGGCGGCTCTTCAAGTTCTTGATACTCGAAAGAGTCAACTTTTGATTTATGCTCTTTATCTTCTCCTAGTTGCCAAACTTGAACTTGGTTTGCAAGCTGCCAAGATATAGCGGGGTAGAAAGCACTCTCTCTGTATTGAAATATAATTTTAATTCCATGTGCGACACAATATTCCAAGAAGTGTTCGTTGCCTGGCTCAGACACAGCGCACCATACATGCTTGACCCCATCAAATTCTTCAAATAAAGAATCAAGGAAAGGCCAAAGCAAATCTCTGTCTTCAGCAATATTATTGAATTTATTAAAATAAGGGATATTCTCTGACTTGGGTAAGTCGTCAGGGTTCATGTTATGCTCTTCAATGATTTTGGAATATCTTGGATTATGCTCAAGATCACCTGTCAAGCAGGAGAGAGGCTCGTGGACAATCCTGTCGTTTTTATTTAAAGCAGCAATAAGGCTGGTAGTGCCAGCCCGCTCCTGTCCGAACATGGCAAATTTAGAACCCATAATTTAAATTAATTTTTTAATAGAATTAATGCAAGTATGGGTGAGGGAGTCCCTTAAGGATTGAAAGCTTGAGGGAGAGTCCTGTAATTCTCTTAAACCATCAAAGCGATCTTTTGAATTCCATTCTTTAATTGATTCATTACCGTCTGGGGAAATAAACTTAACTGGTACCCCCATTGCAAGACAGGGCAAGAAACAGTGGAGCCTGGAGGTTTTTACGTTTTTACATTTTTTATATTGCTGAAGCACATTAAGAGCGGATAAAAAACCAGATTTATACGGAATGTTTTTCCATTGAAACCCCATTTGGGAAAAAAAGATATCAGTTTTAGAGGGAACCGTATCAACCGCATATGATATTTCGTTTTCTTGCTGCCAGGTATAGAAGTCAATTGTTGTGGTCAGGCAGCCAGTAAAATAAGCGTCCAACCCTCTTGATTTAAATTTTTCGGTAGTTTTTAAATCCCTACAACCAATCCTGCCAAACTTATTTAATTCAGAAAACTGACTTGTAACAAGTATGTCTTTATTAGCCATGTGGAATGAAACAAAAATTGGGGTTATGTTCGAAGGTATGGAAAAGTCTATATCGAGATTATCTGTGTAGGGGTGCATCCACCATCCATTCATGATTGTAATGATATTATTATACCCATGGTATTGGCTCAGGTCACTCATGTTATCCCGCTTAATGAAGATGAAATTAAAGCCTGGCACCCGATTTGATAAAGATAGTTTTACAAAATCATCCATATGATAGGTTACGTTGGAAACCTCTTCAACTATTTTCCTATAAATGTTGAGTGCGGCTAAAGATTGAACATAATCTCCAATATTTGAAGATGCCCACCTATCAGATGGGTTGCTGTAAGTAAGAACTCCGAAGTTTATTGTTTTTTTCATAAGTTTGTTAGAATGTATAATTAAAATGATTTAAATCTTCTACAAAATGATCAGATATTATATCTCTGGTATCTGCTGTATAGTAGTCTTTGTAGCTCTTTTTCTTTTTATATTCACTGCTGCTATTTTGCCGCCAATCATTAAAGCCAGTATCTTTCGGGAAATTAAAACGTTCAGATAAATCTTTTAGGCATGATTTTATATCTTCGACCTTATAAAATTTGTCTAGATAAATAGATGAGCCAACTTTTGCTCGACTCACATAAGAGTCATAATACCCTGCGTGAAACTTTTTGATGTTACCTTGATTGTAAGCATAATCAATAAAACCTTCGAAGTCATCCCTGATATAGTAATCATGAAATTTCTGAACATAGGGCATCATTGGTGAGTCAATATTATTTTCAATAAAATAATCAAATTTCCAACCACCTAAATATGTATACATTGATACAACTCGGTCAAATGGATTTCTGACTACCGTGAACTTGAAATATTCCTTATATTCGGGCACATCTTGAGCTATACCGGAAAGAGCCCTCTCGCAGGTGGTTCTGTATTTATCGTCATAGTCTTGCTGATTTTGGTTGTTTTCATAATTAGGCTCTATATTAGATAATAAATAATGCTTTATGAAGGTCCCGGCAGACTTTGGGATATGTATATAAATAAATTTATGCTCGTGACTATACATCGATTTTATCCATAACTTCTGGGTTATCCAAGTTGTCTAGCAAAAATTGCTTACCATCTTCTCCGCAAAGGTGACAGAGATAAAATTCTTTATTAGCATCTCCTTTTTCAAAACATGCTTGATAGTTAGCATTCCAGACCCATTGAAGAGGTTTGTGATAATCAGTAACATCAGTCTTGGCATAAGCGTAACCGTACATATCTTGGTCGATAAAATCTTTCGGCTCTCCAAAAACTTCTAAAACTGGATTCTCGATTAAATTATGATCCTTTAGGAATTGAACTATACTATATTGATCAGGCAAAACTGAAGTCATCTTTTCGACGATCTTTCTGCTCATGATATAACACCCAAGATTAAGGTTGTATTTTGGTATTTTACGATTTGTTTTCTCATTTAACCAGTAAACATCTTCATCTTTAGGTATAGCCTTCAAGTAATCTTTCATGAAGATTTCGTTTTTAGCGACAACAGCTTCATTGAAGCCGTATTGCATCATGAAATCGTCATCTTTATGGAACTCGAATATGTCGGGGGCAGTCTTACTAACAACCATATCTAGATCAAGCAGCGCGAATTTATCATAATCCGTCTTCATAAACTCATGAAGAAAAAGAATCTTAACAAAAGTGCTTTTTTGGTAATGAGTAAAATCATATCGATGTATCTCTTGGTATCCAGGAAAATCATTCATGGAAATAATTTTCAGATCACACCCGATTTTATTGGCATACTTTTCAAGAGAACCCAGGCAATGCGGTACCCAAGCTACATCTTTATACCCGGGATTAGCAAAATCAGTATCCTTGGGTAAATCATTAATTACATATATTACATTACTCATAGTTTTGTTATCTCTAAGTCTTCGTCCAATAAACCCCAGTTGTCAGGGTTAGGGTTATTTATCATTTTATTTCTTATATCAAGAGAGTTTACTTTTCTTTCTCCTTGATGTTGAGCGTGCGGCTGTGTTGAATCATTAGATGCACCTTCATTTCTTTCATGATATTGGTGATAAAAGTCTCCATCGATAGCTAGGCATAAGTTATATATATCTTCGTGCTGGGCGATTCGATTTAAGAATTCAGTATCCATGCTATTCATGTAAACAAGATCCTCGTTGAAACCTTTATGTTCTAAGTAACAATCCCTGTCCACCATCATAACTCCAACAGCCCCGCCGTAAAAAGGAAAAATTTCTTCATTGGGCATCAAGCGACTATAGTGATTGTGCTCGTGGCAAATATCTACTTTTTTAGCCAACTCTTGGTCATATATGAAATCCCTAAATACAGAATGGTGAGATTGCTCTTCGTTAAGATTCCTGCGACTAGAGAAAGCTGCACGAGGCCAAGGCCAACCATAGTCTTTGACTTCATACTCATGATAAAACCAATCCATAAATCTCTGACCAACTAATGTATCTTGATCGATCCGAGCAAAATGCTTTCCCTCTTGATGACGGAAGCCAACATTCATTGCATGAACTTCTGAAAACGGAGAGTCTCCTTGGTGCTTGTCTGCAATATCAGGTGGAACCGTAACTATTTTAAGTAAGCCCTGTGTCTCTGAGACAAAGCGAGAGGATAGGGACTCTTTCAAGGAGCCGCTTCTAGAGCACCAGTCGACAAGGATCACTTCAGATTCATCGACCACATTATTTTTGCGAATTATTTCACAAGTATGGTTGACGGTATTGAGGCAACGACCAACAGAATCTCCATTGTAATTATCGTTACGAGACACTAAGATATAAGATATTTTTTTCATCCTTGGGGGACTAATCGTTTACAATTAAAAGAAAACACTCTCTTGGAGTTAGGGACTGTAACCTGTATGCCACCTATAGATTTAAGCATATCAGAGTAAGATGATCCGGGTGTAGATATATGCTTCTCGAGATGCTTGAGGCAGTGAAAATTAATACTAGGCCTGTACTCCTTTTCAATATTTAAGTCATAAGTATTTGGTACAATATAAAATATTTTGTTCATCCAGTTAAAAACATCATTTAACCTGAGCATTATATCATGAGAATCTGTAACCACAAAAAAATTAGACTTACGGGAGTTAATTTGAATCTTATTCATTTGGGCTATATAAACATTTAAATCTTGAACTTTTTCTGACTCAAGTATAACCCCCCAGGTTTTATCCGTTATGCGTTTATTGATTTTAATAATCTCTTCAATAGCAAGCTCAGGCATAGAGCTTAAACTATGAATTTCGTTTGAGAATGAATATTCTTTATATTCCATCTTTAGTTTTTTTATTTTATTTTGATCTGTATAGTACTGTAATGATTGCTCGTACAAAAGCTCTCTATCAAGGTAGTTTAATATTTGTTGACTCTTATTCTGGTACACATCAGAAATAGATTTCATGGATTTTTTAATAAAACAAATCATATTAAGTTGGTGGAGGTGGCGGGGGTAGCTTCACAACTAACCTTGATAGCTTCCTCATTAAGAGGGTAGCTGTCTTTTTTATAATTAGCTTCGCCATTTATCTCCTTATACCTTAAATAGTTTTTAACCATGATAGTATCTTTTTTTTTCCGTTAAAAAACCCATAATTTTTAGAGATAAATACAAGAAATAAAAGAATACAGTCCATAAATTATGTATTACACTTGTTAATTACGAATTCAGTGATTATATCAACCCTTTTATTTTCATTAGAATAGAACCAAACCCATGGGTAGCTATTCATTATTTTTTCAATTTTCAGTTGAGTTTTCTTAATACTATTTTCAATGATCTTTATGTCTGAATAAGATATGTCATTCATATCGATCTTTAAATCTTTAGCAATTGATATAATCTTATTAACATCCTGATCTTTTTTGGCGGTAGTGACGTCTCGGTATTGATCGATTGATGATTCTACATCGTCTACTTTGTCGGGATGAGTTTTTACCGCTATCTTCCTGAAAATAGATTTTATACCATCAGTAATAACGTCCTTGTCCTCTGTAGATTCATCCTTGAGGTCCTCTAGGGGGTTTTGCCTTGAAGAGTTAGAACAAAAAAAATGTACGGCCTCACAGAACAATGGAGTTGCTCGGTCAAATATAGACTCAACATCACTAAGCTCATCTTGAACTTCGGAAGACTGGGCTTTTAATTTATGTATTAATTTTTTTTTATAATAATCCAAAGTAAATTATTATAATAAAAGCAGAATAAAATTTAACTTAAAAATCGTCTTCCAGTGAGCCGCTTTGCTGGTATTCCCTAACCCTTCTTTCGAAGAAGTTACCCATAGCCTGCACATCAACAACTTCACCAAGCCAAGGAAATGGGTTTTTGTCACTGGGGAAACGGTAATCAAGGCCAATGGCCTCAAGCCTGCGGTTCCCTATGTAGTGCATATAATCCACAAACATCTCAGCATTTAACCCAAGTATGCCGGTAGGTAGAACATCATGGGCATATTCTATTTCAAGCTCTACGGCTTTTTTAATATGAGAAACGAACTCGTCTTGTATTTCCTTTGTCCAAATCTCAGGGTTTTGATCGATTAATGTATTTATCAAGTAAGTCCCGAAAGCTATATGGGAGCTTTCATCTCTAAGAGTATATTTAATTTGATCAGAAACACCCTGTAGTTTGTTTTGCCTGCCAAGAGCAAGCAACATGGCAAATCCACTAAAAAAGAAAGTTCCTTCGCAAACAATCCAGTAAGTTAAGAAGTTCCTTAATATCTCCTGCTTGCCTTCCTTTGAAGTGGAGTCGAAGTTTTGGTCACTGATGTCATTAGTAATACTCATTAAGAAGTCATCCTTAGCTTTGATACTAGGTATGTTTTCATAAGCAGCAAAAACCTCTTCAATCTCAAGATCTAGGCTATCGCATATATATACTACCGTAAGATTGTGAAGGCTTTCTTCGAAAGCTTGGCGCAGAATATATTGACGACACTCAGCATCTGTGATAAAACGAAAAGCGGATAGTAGGAGATTATTACCAACCAAAGACTCACTACCAGCAAAAAATCCAAGACAGCGTTTAACAAGTAATTTTTCATCATCTGTAATTTCATTATTCTTCCATTGCTTGATGTCATTTTGCATTGAAATTTCTGTTGGCATCCAGTTGTTTGCACAACTCTTAAGGAATAGATCCCATGCATATTTATGTTTATGCGGTAAGATTCGGTTGACGCCAGCAATATTATCAGTAAGAAGTTCTCCAGTTTTTGTATCCATATAAGTATATAACGATTGATCTATATTAAAAGATCTTAATTATATGTCACTTTTTAAATAAAGTCAAGATTTTTTTATAAAACCACTTGCAGGCGAAAGTAAATAGGGGAAAAAACGAAATAATAAAAACAACACTAGATATTAGTATAAAAATAAATAATGGCTCGCTATAATCAATACTGGAGTTACCGGCTATAGTTTTTTGAGTAAAGCTTCCCTGTGGGGATGAGCTAAAATTATCATTAGTAATGGGCATAGGTTTTGATGGAAGCTTTCTGAAGCAACCAGAGCAAAGTATAAAACTAATATATAGTAAATATTTAATCATTTTTCCTGTATTTATTTATTACACTTAATATATTATTAAGGTTAAATGAATCTATTTTTCTTACTCTTATGTCTCCATCTTCTGGATGCATTAATATACCCGGCTCAACCTCGTGATATAATATTAAATATGTTATGTAATCATGGGCACCGTGAGATTTAAGCCAGTTCCAATATATAGACCTAGTGCCTTTAGGGCAGGATAGTAATATATCATCAAAGCAATATATTTTACCAAATAGTGTTATATCCCTAAAACAAGAAACCTCACTAGGGGGCTCAGATAAACTACAGTCTATTATTAGGTTCACTAAGAAACATTACACCAACTTACTTAGTGCACGTGCTTCTTAATTAAATTCATTAATTTTAGATCTATCTTATCCGTAAAGACATCTAGGGAGTCAATATCAAACCATCCAGATTCTGTATGTTCAAAATTCAGTTTAGGTATAACAAGTTCTTCAACTTTATAGTAATATATATGAAATAAAGATTTTTTTTGGGGTATTGATTTTATAAAATGTAAGTCCTCAATAGGGGAAACTATTCCACTTTCTTCAAATAATTCTCTTACCGCACAAGCCTTGTGATCTTCATTTGGGTCTAGGGCCCCTGCAAAAATAGACCAATACCCACCAAAGGAAACTTTTTCTCCAAAGTGGGTCTCTATTCTTTTAGATAATAAAATAGATCTACCATGCAAAACTGCAACACCAGCATAATCACACACATTACTGCTACTCACTTTTTTGTTTTAGACTCTAATTCAAACTTCATGTCCCAATCAACCTCACCGTTTTCATTTACCCACTCAGGGTTACGTTCTTCTTCTTCTTCTTCGGTAAAATAAACAAAGAAACCTAAGGTGCATATAATAACAAAAGCTATTGAGCAACAAATCCATGCTAAATTTTTAAGAAAGAAATCTTTTATTACAGGCCTAGGCCCAGGCTTAGGTTTGGGTGCGGGATCAGGTTCAGGAGTGGGCTTAGGCTCAGGGGCAGGTTTAGGTTTAGGAGTGGGCTTGGGTTTAGGCTTAGGGGTTGGTTTTGGGGTGGGTTTGGGCTTGGGCTTGGGGGTAGGTTTCGGCTCAGGCTTAGGTTCGGGCTTAGGTTTAGGGGTGGGTTTTTCAGGATCAGGAGCGTCAATAATCATACCGTCCGCATCAACTATTCCATGACCAAAAGACCAATCCTTACCTTTAACCCCCGCATCATCAGCGTGAGTTTTTAATAAATTCCTAATTTCAGTTACGGTATAACTCTTACCTTCTGATTTTAACTTTGACATCAATAGGGCAACAACTCCGGCCACAAACGGACAAGCCATAGATGTCCCGCTTAATTTAGAATAAGATTGATTGGTATATGTACTCAGTATATTAACTCCTGGCGCGGCTATTTCGACTTGATGGCCCCTTGAGGAAAAGTATGCTATTTTTTTGCTCTTACCGAAAGCCCCAACAGCTATACACTCCTGGAATGCAGCCGGGTAATTAACTCCAGCTATCCCTGAGTTACCAGCGGCGCATATAACTGCTATATTAGCTTGGTAAGCTCTTTTTACGGCTAAAGATATAGCTTCTTTTGGGCTTGAGGAGCCTAGAGACATACTAATAATATCAACTTTTGAATCAATACAGTAGTTAATTGCGGATGCTACGGAACTTGAGCTACCTGAGCCAGAGTTACTTAATCCTTTAACACAAAGACACTTAGAGTCTGGAGCAACCCCAACCATTCCTTCGGAATTATTTTTAGCCGAAATAATTCCAACACAATGTGTTTGGTGCCCATGCTTATCTTCGATTGTTTCTCCATCTATAAAGCTTTTACCCTCAATAGCATTATCCCCAATATCTTTATGGTTTGGCATTCCGGTGTCTATAACACCTATGGTGATACCTTTTCCAGTTGTAGTCTCCCATATCTTGGGGATATTTAATTGGCTTAAACCCCAGTCTGTTGTTTGAGAAAAAGTAGATAATACCTCTTCTACTTTGATGGGGGGAAGTTTGAATTCATCACTCATATACTATATTATAGTAATTTATTGGCAACTTTCACATGTTCCACCATTTTTCACGGCCTCGATACTGCAAGCAGAGGCTTCAGTACTTTCGGGTGATGTGGATTTTTCAATTTTACTTGCAGCTCTATTTCTTAAATAATATGTAGTCTTTAATCCTGACTTCCAACAAGACATATATATGTCGTTTAAATACTTTAATGATGTAGATTTATTATACAAGTTAAAGCTAATGGCTTGGTCTATCCATTTTTGCCTAACTGCATTAACCTCGATAAGCTTTAACATGTCACGATCAAATGCTGTTTTATATTTATTTTTTATGTTTTCCGGTATGGATTCATTGAGTAGGGAAAGGTCTCCGTCAGAACTTTTGACCATAGATGCTATTTCAGCACTCCATAGCCCAGCATCTTTCATATCATTAACGAAGTGAGGGTTTGTAATATAGAAGTTGCCGCTTTTATTCTCGTAAACAAAAAGGACAGAGAAATTTGGCTCGATGCTTTGCTCAACACCATTGATATACCCAATGGTGGCTGTAGGTGCAATAGCCATAACATTTGAATTTCTCATGCCATACTCTTTCACATGACTTCTAGCTTCAGTCCAAGAGCTCAGAGACTCACCAAGCCCTTGACTTGCAGTATGCGCTCCAGACTTTTCCCTGTAAGACTGAAGGTTATTCCAACTATCGATTGGTAAAATATTTTGAGACCACAGAGACCCCTCGTAGTTTTCATAGCTACCACGTTCTTTGGCTAAATTGGAACTGGCTAAAATAGCCTCACGACTATAAAACTCAAAGAAGTAATTGTTCCACTTAACCGCTTCATCGCTGTCTATATTTATGTTTTTGACATGAAGTACATCATGGATACCCATTACCCCAAGCCCTATAGGCCTATTTTTTAAGTTAGAGTTACTGGCTTCTTTTGTTGGGTAGAAGTTAATGTCAATAACATTATCAAGCATTCTTATCGCCGTATGTATAGACGACTTCAACTTGGCAAAATCAATCTCCCCTTCTTTGTCTAAATGATTTAGAACATTAATAGAGCCAAGATTGCACACGGCTGTCTCTCCAATTTTGGTTTTTTCTCCAGATTTGTATTCAGACGGTTTAGTGTGAAGAGTGATTTCAGTGCACAAGTTAGAGCTTCGGACTGCACCCTCATGCTGATTTGTATAACGAATATTACAAGGATCCTTAAAAGTGTTCCATGGGTGAGAGGTTTCAAACAATACCTTGAGCATTTTTTTCCACAACTCTTTTGCGGGAGTTACTCTATAGTTTTTAATCAAGCCCTCTTCGGCCTGATCGCATAGCTGGTTATATCTTTTATCAAATTCTTCGCCAAAACAATCATGTAGGGTTTTCCCGTTTTCATCTTCAGTGTCTCTTGGGTCAAAGAAGTACCAAGCATCTTCATTTTGAACTCTACGCATGAATTCATCGGGAACCCATGAGGCTGTATTTAAGTCATGACACCTTAGTCTTTCATCACCAGTATTCCTTCTTAAGTTAAGAAAATCTTCAAAATCCAGGTGCCAGGGCTCCAGATAAGCACAGCCAGCGCCGGGGCGCTTCCCCCCTTGATTTACAGCAACAAGTAAGTCATTGTAGATTTTTAGCCAAGGAACAAGACCACTAGAGATACCATTAGTTCCCTTAATGTAAGAACCTGTAGAGCGAAAAGGGGTAACATCGAGACCGAGACCACCAGCGTACTTTGATTTACGAGCCTCCTGCCAAGCTCCGTCAAAAATGCCGTCAATGCTATCATCAAAAGTGTTAAGGTAGCAGGAACTAAGCTGAGAATGAGTGGTTCCACTGTTAAATAAAGTAGGGGTAGATGAGGTATAAAGAAGTTCACTCAACAAGTCGTAAAACTCGATAGCTTTAGCGTCTTTGTCCTCTTCGTTGATAGCAAGACCCATGGCAACTCGCATCCAGAAAGACTGTGGGGTCTCCATGATTTTATCTTCTTGCCTGATAAAGTATCTGTCATAAAGTATTTGTACACCGAGATATTTTAAATTCTTATCTCTTCTGATTTTTAATGCTTCTGATAATTTGGATAAATTAAAACCTGATAATCTCTTATCCAACCTATTATCTTTAATTAATTTTTTTGTATTTTGTATGAAACTTTTGCGGTATTGTAGTTTAAATGTATCCGAGTCTACCCCTTCTTTGAAGACTTCTTTGTATAAACAGTTTAATAATAGTCGGGCGGCAGCATAAGAATAGTTGGGCTCTTTTTCGATCTTTTCTCTTGCAGAAAAAACTAGAGCCTGATCTATTTCTTTTGAGGTTATTTTGTCAAATAATTGTAACTGGGCATCAAGTACTATCTCGCTGGGAGAAACATCCTCTATGCCTTCGCATGCCCTCTGGGCGCTTGCATTAATTTTATCTACTATAAAGTCTTCTAACCTTCCGTTTCTTTTTTTTACTTTTATGTCCATAGGGTAGTTGTTTACACAATTGTAATCGTATATAATGAAATATCAACAATATTGATATGAAAAAAACATATTACAATAAAATGCCATACATAGCAAGCATAAAACCCACCGAGTTATTAACAATTTATTCTTTAAAACAGTCCGCACTCATTGCACCCCTAATGGGGGTTGGTACACTAATAAAAACAAAATCCTGAGATAAAGTATATTCTAGTGTGTTTTGAGAGGTATCTGGATTTTTGTCAAAAACTTTTACTTCGTAATCGCTGAAGCCATTGGCTATAGTAGAGCCAGCGAAGCCGTTACCTATAACCCTTATTTTCACTGAGGTTTATTAACCTCGACCCAATCTTCAAATTTTTGAGAAGGAACCCAATTTAAAAGGGTCTTGGCCTTTGTGTTATCCGCCAGGGTATCACGAGCTTCACCTAGCCTTGAGTCAATGTGAATATGATCACCGCCGACAAGTTTAACGATATCAAGGACCGAGTGATTTGTGCCAGTACCTAAATTAAACATTTCCCCGATGATTTCTTTGTTTTCTGATTCTCCCGCCAAATACATAGCCTGTGCAATATCCCTAACATATGTATAGTCTCTTGTTTGTAAACCATCTCCAACAACTGTCATTGGTTCTCCTGATTCTTTTTGCCTAAAGAATAAACCGACAACAGGAGCATAATCTCCCGTTAGGGGCTGGCGCTCCCCGTAAACATTAAAAAATCGAAATAAAACTGTCTCAACCCCAAAAAGATTAGTATACATCTTGCACAACTCTTCGCAATTAGCCTTACTGACTGAGTAGGGATTTAGGCAGTCGTTCGGCATATCTTCCTTTAAGGGAATTGGGTTTGCTAGGCCGTAACAAGAAGAGGTTCCCGCAAACATCACCCTCTTGCATTTGTTTAATCTAGCTGACTGTAGTACATTTACAGTACCGAGAGAATTGTTTTTAACGGCATCAGATGGATCTTGCACACAAATTTGAATACGAGACCTTGCGGCCAAATGAAAGACTAAATCTACACCTTTAAATAAGGGTTCTAATTTTTCAAAATCACAAATATCTACCTTATGGTTCTCGGTGTCATCCCTCCAGCTAAATTGAGAGTTCGCAGTCGAGGATTCATCATCAACCACTACAACATCGTGACCAGCATTAATTAATATTTCAACAAGGTGACCGCCGATAAACCCAGCCCCTCCAGTAACTAAACATTTTTTCTTAGACATAATTTATTATTACACGTTATTCTGATACCATTTATAAGTTTCTTTAAGACCTTCTTTTAATGTATGTTTTTGTGAGTAGCCTAGATCTTTAATTCTTGAGTTGTCCATTTTTTTCCTGAATGTACCGTCGGGCTTAGAGGAGTCAAAGATGACATTGCCTTCGTACCCTATGGTTTGCTTTATATTCTCAAGTAGCTCTCTAATGGACACCTCGTCTTCAGATCCACAGTTGAGGTGAGATATACCGGAAGAATATATAGATTCAGCATTAATATTTTCTAGGCAAAACAAAATTGCATCAGTAAGGTCATCAACATATAAGAACTCTCTTAGTGGTTTGCCGCTACCCCATATTTCAACATGATCCAAATTAGATTGTTTAGCAGTATCTACTTTGCGGATAAAAGCAGGTAAGACATGGGAAGTTTCTAAATCGAAATTATCTCCGGGGCCATATAAATTGCAGGGCATTAATGAATAGAAGTTAGACCCGTATTGTTGGTAAAAGGCTTCACACATTTTAAGCGCCGCTATCTTTGCGATTGAATATGGCTCGTTGGTATTCTCAAGGACGCCGGTAAGTAGGTACTCTTCCTTGATTGGTATCTCTGCATTTTTGGGGTATATACAGGAAGACCCTAAGTTAATTAGTTTTTGAACACCATTAGAATGGCTCGCTTTTATAATGTTAGAGGATATCTGTATATTGTCATATATAAAATCAGCTCTATATGTGTCGTTAGCTAAAATACCCCCAACTTTTGCGGCGCACAAAATGACATAATCAAACCTTTCGTGAGCAAATAGACTGTCTACATTCTCTTGATTTGATAAATCTACCTCATTTCTTGTTTTGGTAATAATATTATTGTAACCAGAAGATTGTAATTTACGTACAACAGAAGATCCGACCATGCCTCGATGACCGGCAACAAAAATCTTTAAATTTTTCATTGAGACAAGAGAGAGTAGTCGTTTTCGTACATTTTTTTAACAAGACCATAGAAGTCGGTCTTACGTACCCATCCGATCTCTTTTTCCGCTAAACTACAATCCCCGCAAAGTTCATGAACTTCTGCGGGTCGGTAAAATTCAGGACTAACTTGAAAAATTAGCTTACCATCTAAAGTATGATATTTCTCTGTATCTTGTGAACCCGAAGATTTGTATTTAATTCCGGCACACTTTAAGCTTTCATTTAGAAATTCTCTAACTGTATGCATTTCTCCGCTACCAAGTACGTAATTTTTAGGAGCATCTTGGTTTAACATTAACCAAACTCCTGGCATGAAATCTTCTGCATCGCTCCAGTCTCTTTGGGCATCAAGATTTCCAAGTTCTAAAATGGGTATTTTTGAGTCGAGCTCTAATGATTTCTTTATACTAGCTACTCCATGACTGATTTTTCTGGTCACGAAATCAAGTCCGCGACGCGTGCCTTCATGGTTGAATAACCAACCCTGAACGGCATAAAGATTGTACGATTCTCGGTAGACTCTTACTAGGTGTCTTGCCGCACATTTTGCAGCACCATAAGGAGACTGTGGGCGAAGTGGGTGCTCTTCATTTTGTGGGTTTTTAATTACATCCCCAAATTCTTCTGAGGAGCCTGCATTGTAAAACCTGCAATCAGGGGCAAACCTACGAATTGATTCTAACATATGGAGTACGGAATTTGAGTCGGTATCCCACGTTTGAATTGGGAAATCCCAACTACCAGCAACAAAAGATTGTGCAGCAAAATTTATAAAATAATCAGGCTTTATATCGATAACCACATCTCTGATGCTATGAGCATCATTTAAATCCAGGTTGATAATTTTAAACCTGTCGGATTCTTTTAGGTGAAGAATATTCTCATGATTTTTAACACTAAGACGACGTATGGTTCCGTAGACTTCTACGTCTGTGTTCTTTAATAAGTAATCGACCATGTGACTGCCGTCTTGACCTGTAATTCCTGTTACTATAACTTTTTTCATATTAATTTATATTTAAACACCCCTAGGTTTTGCATTACTATATATACTCTAATATTGATAACCCCTAAGTGCTGATTGAATTTTGATAAGGGCGGGCTTGTGGTAACCCGAATTGTTACTAAAATGTTTTGAGCCTGAGAGTACTTCGAGTAGACCACCAAACCTGATGTCTTCTTCGATTTTAGGATGAATAAAAGAGCAGGGAGTTCCGAAGGCTCGGCATGGAAGGGCGCAGTGGAGGCGGGATGTGTATATGTGTTCTGCTTTACTATATTTATCTAGTAGGGATTTGGCTAGGGATAGCCTGTAATCTATGTCGTATTGATATTTTGGATCAAGTAAGTGGTTAATACTCTCGTAATCTGGATAATTTTGCTTGTTAATATCTATCTTGGGCATGTATGGACAGTTTCCGTTTATGTCAACCATGTATTTACCGGACCTATCCCCTTTATGGGGATTAAATAAAAGAGTTAAGCACCCCGTAAAAAAAGCCTTTACCCCTAATTGATGTAACCGATTAACAGTTGAGTGATCCCTGCACCCAATTGGTTCGTGTTTTTTAAAATACTGAAGGTTTCTATCATTAATAATATTATACTCAACCCTATTATCACAGTGAAAACTAATAAAAATAGGATTAATTTTATTAGATGGAGGGAATGAGTTTGGTTCATGCATGAACCATCCGTTCATTATTAAGTTAGTTGGGTTGCCGTTGTAGTTTTTTAAATCTTCCCTATTTATTAAATTAGGGTTTTTAATGCCTTTATTTTTAAGAAATTCAATTGCGGCCAATGTTTGGATGTCGTCCCCAATGTTGTCGGAGGGGGCCCAGACCACTGAATATTCTTCACTTTGTTTCATTTTGTAGATTATAAAACCTTTTTGCGGGAAATCTATTTAATTTGTATGCTTTTTATATTATTGAGTATACTTTCTACCGTCGTAGATAAAACTGTATAACGGAGGGAGTAGAATTCAGATTTATCGTAATTAAAATTCATATGAAAGTTAATTTTAGGATTTGACACAAAGGAGTCATTGAAAAGACTACCGTTAGGGGCAGTTAATGTAGATGGGATACCCATGGATAAGCATGCAAGAAATGGTTGAACTTTTGACGTTTTGACAAACTTAGAATTACTGTAAAGTTTTAAATAAAGTAGGGCCTTACTTAAACAATCCCTTGGGTTAAGTTTTTTAAGTTCTTGGTGGTTGTGTGTTTTTTTATAACCATAACTAAGGTCTCTTTTTGTATCGACATAAAGGATTTGGTTGCTGGAATTTTTCCATTCGAAGAAATCAATACTAGATGAGATTCCACCAGATAAAAAACATGAAACGCCGTATTTCTTGAGTAAATTTAATGTATAGTCGTCCCTGCAGCCGATACTGCCATACTGGGAAAGGGTTTCTATGTACTGACTAGATAGTAGTTTTTTATTAGAAAGATGGATTGATGTAAAAATTGGGATTACATTACTTGGAATATTGAAATCAATATCACCTTTAGGGGAAAGGGGGTGCATCCACCAACCACTCATAACTGTAATTACATTTTCCAGACCCATATATTGAGCAGGATCACTCATGTTATCTCTTTTAATAAAAATAAAGTTAAACCCACTTATCTTATTGTCCATAATTGAATTAAGAAAAAGAACATTTGAATACTTTTTTCCTTTAATTTTTTCTACTATTTTTTTATATATATTAATAACCGCAAGGGACTCAATGTAATCACCTAGATTGCTGGAACAGTATTGATCAGTAGGATTTTTGGCTAAAATAATTCCAAAATTTATAATCTTACTATTAATTCCTTGGGTACCAAAATCAAAATGCTTGAACTTATTTTTAAAATGATTGATTTTATCAATTTTATTTATTTGATCTTCTATGGAGTTGTCGTAGTGATCCCATATAGTAGAACATGCGGAAGGTACTGAGTCGTAAGGTTTCCTGGAGCCTACGAAGTGATAAATGAAATTAATATGATCAGTGGACAGCTGGTCGTCTTGACCCGCGAAGATATTATATTTGGAGGGTAGTATAGCGTGTTTCCCTGAGCAAAAAATATTAATAATATGTTGGTCGTGGTGGATTCCTTTATTTAGTGATGGGTCACTGAAGATCTCCATACATTTTTCTGTAAATTTTAATTTTCTCAGCTCCTTTAAATCCATAACCATAACACCAGCATTGCCTGACTTTGTGTTTATTTTACTTAATTTATAAGAGCTAAGTAACGAGTTTTTTAAAGCAATTCCTTTGGCTCCACAGTTCATTCTGTAGAGGGGCATGAGGTCGCAATTAACAATCAGGTCAATATCTAAATAGATTATTTTGTTCAAGGATATTATATTTGGTATAAAAAGCCTAAGCATTGTAGCTGCCGTAACATGCTCTAATCCTGAGTATGAGTGAGACCATTTCTTGTAGTAGGTAAATAGTTTGACATTACTAAGTTTTTTTACAAACATTTTTAGTTTATCTAGGTCTTCGCTTTCATTAAAATCTATAATATAATGGATGTTAATTCTATAATGAGAGTTTTTAGATAGTATGCTGGATAGTACAATATGTACATATTTAGTAAGGTTTTTGTCGCTACAAAAACATATGTTTATAGAGTCTTTAGGTTTCATGATGTTAATTACTTATTTAATACACATAATATTATCCCTAATGTGATTCATGATACTAATTTTATTGTCCACTCCAATTGTGTAGTTAGCATGATGCATTAATATGTCTTTTTTTGTAAAATTTATTTTGTCAAGCGAGTTGTAACACTGCCAGTTTGTTTCACTAGCGTATGTATAAAATTTATAAGAGAGGACTTTGCAGTTGATTGATTTATACTTATACTTAAGGAAGTATTGCAGGGCTTCTTGGTCATCAGGGAATTTATGGAGATTGCTTTTAATATCTTGAAATAGATCTATCATTAACTTACTGGACCTGCAGACAAAAAAACCCGCACAATATCTCGTTCCATCATCTTGGAAAGCAATATCATAGTCACCTAGTTCTTGAATTAATGTGTCCTTTAGTCCGGGGGGAAAAAATTGAATGTCACAGTCCCCATGAATAATAAGATCCCCAATGTTTGATTCAAGTCCATGTATTACGGTATCCATCTTGTGGAACATTGTATCTTTCCAACCATGATCTCTGTAGCTGGCGGATTCACAAAGCTGATCAAATTTGCTAGAGTGGAGAGTTAACTCGTTGTGCGGGAAGCTTTTAATAAAGAATTCCTCGTATATGTATTCATGGCTTGGTGTATAAAAAGTATAAAAATTCATGATATATTAATGAAGTCATTGTTTAGGCATATTCGTCTGACATTGCCATTATGAATAGAGCCATACTCCTTATAACTGTCTCTCATTGCAGCCTCTTCTTTGGTTTTCTCAAAATCAGTTTCAATTGATGTGGATACTCCTTTTGGGTTCATGTAGTAAGCCCCCAAGATTTCATCAATTTTCTTCATATTAACCCCATTCGTGGCACACCTTAACCAGAATTCACCATCCGCACAAAACTTATACCTTGTGTTAAATAAACCAAACTTATCATGCATCGACCTCCTGTACACTGGAGATTGGTGTGGTGGATTACAATCAATTAAAGCGGAGATAGAAAATTCGGGAAAATTATACCTATACTTGCAGGATCGAAGGTAGTACTCAAAACTCATATTAGGGGTTTTCGTTATTAAACTATCTGAATAAAAAAGATCTATATCTTGGTTTTGGTCAAGGTGTTTAGCATGCACCTCAAGTGAGTCATCCTTTTTTATGTCATCTAAATTGGCATTGTTCATATACTCTCCACTTGAGTTATTAACAGCTATATTCCAACAACCATACATACCGGGATCTTTGTCCACCGATATATGTCTTATATTTTTATTGGAACTTGCATAATCATTAATTACGACAGATGACTCCATATCCCCAGGGTTTACCATTATTAACTCACAATCCCCAAACATTGTTTGTCTTGTTATATGGGAGAGGTAACTATTTATAAATTCCTGACCATTAAACACAGAGCAGAATATTGATAACTTGTATTTTTTACTTGACATTTTTCTCTTTCATGTTATAATATTATTCCTTAAACTTTATGTTTAAGGATATATTCCTTACGGTAATCTTATATATATCTATCGTAAACCTCATAATAATGTTGACATAACATATGATATTATGTTAACATAGCAAAAATTCAATATGGAAAACTTTAAAGAAATGACTGACTCCGAACTCATAGTCGGAATGAAAGATACTAACGACTCCGGTGATTGCCTGATGGAACTTGTATCTAGGCATAGCGGAATATTTATGACTATGGTTCATAATTATCTACCCAATTCATTTCACGATGGTCCCTCATATAAATCCGAATTAATAGAGGATAGGAATTACTATATATATCAAGCCGCCTTAAAATACGATGAAGATAGGAACACCAAGTTTTCAACCTACCTAGGTAATGAGACCAGATGGATGTGCCTAAACTTATACAATAAGAATAAAAATAAAACAATGAAGGAAGTGGGGCTTGATTGCCTGAAACCTAACGATATCAACTCCATGGATGGGGTTAAGTTGGCATCAGTAAATAAAGAAATGCTTGACAGAATACTAAAAATAGCAGATACTTATAAGGATTCAAGAATCGCCAAGATATTCAAACTAAGGTATCTAGACTCAGAAGGTAATAAGGTTACTTCATGGAAGAATATAGGTGGCGAATTAAATTTAAGCATACAGGGATGTATTAATATCCACAATAAAGCCGTAAAAAAAATAAAAAAACAATTAGAAAAAGAAATATGATTAATAAGTTTATAGGTATTGGAAATCTAACTAAATCGCCAGAGCTAAAAGAATTGGGCAGCTACAATAAGTGTGTGTTCCCAATTGCAATTAATAGCACCAAGGATGAAGTGTTATTCATGGATGTAGAGTGCTGGAATAAAGTTGCAGACAATTGCAACAAGTACCTATCTAAAGGATCATGTGTCTATGTAGAAGGCAAAATAAAAGTGAACAAATGGAAGGATAAAGATGGCTGCCCCAAGCAGAGGTTTTTTGTCTCCGCAGATATAGTTAGATTCCTACCAAACGGAAAGAAAGAAAACGAAAAAGAAACAATTGAAAGTCCCGAGCCCTCTAATAGTATAAAGGAAATTATTAACCCCGAAAATATGCCCTTCTAATGGAATACATTAACTTCATAGGTCCAGTAAACTCTTTAAGCTTCGGCAATGTGTCTGTTAACATGTTAAGGGCACTTTACAATCTTAATCAAAAAATTTGCTTCTTCCCCGTGGGCAATAAAATCGAATTGAAAGCATTCGATAATATTGATAAAGATTTCACAGATTGGTTATCCGACTCCTATAATAATAGATTTGCTAACCTATCAAAAGATAATCACACATTAAAAATGTGGCACATTAACGGGTCTGAATCTAATATAGGTTCAAATAGTTCTTTGTATACGTTCTACGAAACAGATGAACCAACTAATGCAGAGAAGTCTATATGTGAAATTCAATCAAAAACAATTTTTAGTAGCTCTCATGCCCAGCGATGCTTTCTTGATTCTGGCTGCGATAATGCAGAATATGTACCAATAGGTTTTGACGAAGATTTTTTTGAAACAGGCAAGACCTACTTATCAGATAGAGTACTGTTTGGACTTATAGGTAAGTTTGAAAAAAGGAAACATACTGAAAGGATAATTAATTTATGGGCTAAAAAGTATGGAGACAACCCAGAGTATCAGTTGACTTGCTGTATCACAAACCCTTTCTTTAATAAAGATCAAATGTCTACATTAATAGCAAAGGCCCTTGAAGGCAAAAGATACAAAAATATCAATTTCCTACCATACCTTGAAACAAACTCTGAAATGAATGAGTTGTATAATGCAGTTGACATAAATCTTAGCGGCTTAAGCGGAGCCGAGGGCTGGAACCTCCCCGCATTCAATTCAACATGCCTAGGGAAATGGTCTATTGTTTTAAATGCCACCTCACATAAAGACTGGGCGAACAATGAAAACTCAATCTTGGTAAACCCAAATGGCAAAGAGCCAATATATGATGATGTGTTTTTCTCTGAAGGCGGAGACTTTAACCAAGGCAGTATAAATACATTCAGTGAAGGAGATTTTTACAAAGCAACAGAACAGGCTATAAGTAAATGTAAAAATAAAAACACAAAAGGTATTGAATTAAAAGATACTTTCAATTATAATAACACAGTTAAAAAAATACTTAACATTATTAAATCATGAGTAACATAAGAAGAGAAGGCGGCGCAGTATTGCTGTGCTGTGGTAAAGGCAGGTGCCCGGCTTTAGCTAAGTCCGAAGACAAGGAGGAATTGTATTCACTTGCTGATGACTTTGGAGGAAAGGTTCATCTCACCAAAGACCAACTCCTGGCGATCCAGGAAGCTGTACAAGAGCTTGATAACTCTTAGTTTAATATCCTGTATTGGTTTGATGTGGATCGTACGTTACGGTTCAATATTCAAAAAGCCAAGGGGGTATATTTGTAGTAAATCAGAAATACTTAAAGAGCTCTTGAATTGTAGCTTATGTCTAGGATTCTGGTGTGGGGTTTTATCTTCTATTTTTTTATATATATATGTGGAAGAAAATCCGATACTAATACTCCTGCCACTTGCATCTAGCGCTGTATGTTGGTTTTTTGATTCCTTACTTGACTTGATTCAAATTTCTTGTAATTTTTTAGATAAAAAATAATTGACTTATTTGCTGCATATGGTATAATCAAACACTATGCCACTATACATTTTCCAGCACCCTAAAACTGAAGAAATTAAAGAAGTTTTCTTTGGTATGAATGATGATAAAAAATACATAGATGATAATGGGGATGAATGGTCCAGAGTTTTTTCATTACCCGGCTTAAGTACTGAATCTTCTTTTGATCCTTGGGATCAAAATGGTTTCGTAAATAAAACCGCAAACATGAAAGGCTCTGTCGGGGACTTACTTGATAAAAGTGCTGAGCTTTCAGCTCAAAGAGCTGAATCAAACAATGGTATTGACCCCCTAAAGAAAAATTACTTTAAGAACTATTCGAAAGAAAGAAATGGAGCAAAGCATCATTTAGACAAACCTAGTTCATACGAAAGTAAGAATGTAAAAATAGACTTTAATTAATTATGAGTGTTCAAATATATAAACCTAATAAAAACAACTCTGGATGTGGATTTAGTTTCTCCATGGGTTACGACAAGAATAGTAAAGAGCCCGTAGTCTTTATTTCTGCAATACTACAGCATTCCTGGGATTCTAAAAGTCATAGGGGTACATTCATGGGTAGCAAAGATGATCCCCAAAAAAATATAACGGTTAAATTAAATGAGTTTGAATGTGGGTCCATCATTTCAGCAATTAAAAGTAGGTATGAATGGAACACCTTTCATCAAACTAGTGACACTAAAACTACCATTAAATTCAGTCCTTGGGATAAAGAAGCTTCAATAAAATCTTATGACCCAAAGACCAAGGAGTACAAAACTAAAAAACAAGTAGTTCCAGCCTTTGGTTTAAGTATATCTAGGGCTAGTGGTAATACATTCAAGATGCCCCTTGAGCCCGGTGAGCTAGAGTGCCTATCCTCTTTCCTTGCCGTTGTACTTGAAAGAATTTATTCTCATAGAATTAAAAAAATCACTCAATCATTCAATAATGACATAGAACCATTTGATGACTAAAAGAAGCTCTAAAAAAAATAGTAGAAAGAAAATACTATTTCACAGTAATTTCTGTAAGTCATTTACTGGGTTTGGTAAGAATTCAAAAAATGTATTGCAATACCTTTATTCTACTGGAAAGTATGACATAATTGAAGCTGCCAATGGATTCCCTAAATCCTACCAACCCTTATCAACTTTACCATGGGAATGTGTTGGCACTCTCCCTGATGACAAGGCAAAACTGGCAAGGTTAAAGCAAGACCCAAGTCTTGCTAGGTCAGTCAGCTATGGATCCGAGACTATTGATGAGTTAATAAAAGAATATAAACCAGACATTTATATAGGTGCTGAAGATATATGGGCATTTAATAATTACTGGGAAAGAAAATGGTGGAATAAAATCAACTGTATGGTGTGGACAACCATTGATTCAGAGCCCATGCTACCACTAGCGGTTGATGCCGCCAACAATATAAAGAACTACTTCGTGTGGGCCAAATTCGCAGAACGCGAGATGGCTAAGCTTGGTCACAGCCATGTAAAAACCCTGCACGGAATAGTTAATTGTGATAATTTTTATAAAATTGATTCTGGTGAATTAAGAACCAGAAACTTGATAGATGATGATGCATTCGTTATAGGCTTCGTATTCAGGAATCAGTTAAGAAAAAGTGTACCAAACCTACTAGATGGATTTGCTCTTTTTAAATCTAAGCACCCAGAATCAAATGCTAAATTACTTCTTCATACTCACTGGGATGAGGGTTGGGATATACCTAGACTAATCAAGGAAAAAAATATAGATAGGTTTGATGTATTAACTACCTATTACTGCGATAAATGTAAACAGTACGAAATTAAACCCTACTCAGGTCAAGAGCTAGACTGTCGTTTTTGCAAAAGTGAGAAAAGTCAAAACACCACTAATGTAAAAAACGGAGTTACAGAATCTCAATTAAACGAAATATATAATTTAATGGATGTTTACTGCCACCCGTTTACTTCTGGTGGTCAGGAAATACCAATTCAAGAAGCCAAGCTTTGCGAGCTAGTTACATTGGTTACGAATTATAGTTGTGGGGAAGAACACTGCACTACTCATAGTGCGGGCCTCCCACTTGAATGGACAGAGTACAGGGAGCCCGGCACTCAATTCATAAAAGCCAGCACGTCGCCCAAAAGCATATCGGATCAAATATCATATGTTTACAATATGGACCTTAGCAAAAAATCCAAAATGGGTAAAAAAGCAAGGAAGTATGTTATAGATAATTATTCTATTAAAGTCGTTGGTAAAAAGCTTGAGAAAATTTTAGACAATATGCCTAAAACCAACTGGGACTTTGACTTTTCTGAGAAAAAGAGAGATGCATTATACAACCCGCCAGATATAAAAGATGACTCTACTTGGTTATCAGATATATATAAAAACATTTTAAATATGGACATTAACCCCCATAATGATGAAGGGCACTCCCATTGGATGAAAAAACTATCTAAAGGATTCAGTAGGTCCGAAGTGTTAAAATATTTCCGAAGTGTAGCAGATAAAGAAAATACCCAAATAGAGGGTTCCTTTGATCTGTCTGAATTTTTAGACAAAGAAGGTTCGTCTAAAAGAATTGCTATTGTTATGCCTGAAAGTGCTGGTGATGTTCTTATGGTTAATTCATTAATTACTAATCTTAAAAAACTATATCCAGATAAAAATATTTATTTTTTTACGAAACCAGCTTTCTTTGATTTAATTGAAGACCACCCTGATATTCATAAGGTTTTGAAATACCACCAAAGCTTTGATGATATTTTTACCCTTGAGGGTAAAGGGTCTAGTGATGGGTATTTTGATGTTGCATATCTTCCCTATGTCACAACTCAGAGGTGTGTTAATTATACCCACAACGGACGAGATGTTAACTCCCTAAACCTTCTTTCAGACTTATGAGCCACCTAATTGAGGAATATGCTAAATGCCTAGGAGTTAAAGTCTCTAGGCCGAAAGTCCTATCTCATTATTTTCCAATTAATGTTGATAAATATATTACAATACAAACTACTAACAAATTTCAATCTAGAGATTATGCTCATTGGGATCAAGTCGTTTACTTATTAAAAAAATATATCGGGGATATTTCTATAGTTCAGGTTGGTGAAAAGGAAAACCCATTGGCTGGTAATATTGACTTAGATCTAAGGGGCAAAACCACCATAAAACAGTTGTGTTATGTTGCAGAGAAAAGTATTTTGCATGTTGGCATAGATAGTCTCTGTGTTCATTTGGCATCTGCTTACAACAAGCCAGTTGTTGGCCTTTATTCTAATATGTGGCCTGCAAACTCCGGGCCTATTTGGGGAGGTTCGTCCACCTGTATAAACTCGCCTAAAGATGGTAATAAGGCCTCATATGCTATTGAAGAAGATCCCAAAACTATTGATGGCATTCTTCCTGAAGATATAGCCGAAGAGGTTCTTGAATTATTAGGTATTGATAATAATTTATTTAACAAATATAAAACATTAAATATTGGCAAACACTATCATAGTAAAATTCTTGAAGTAGTCCCTGACTTTAAACCTAATTCTGATTTTAACCCAAAGCGATTGGTTAATCTTAGGTGCGATTATCATCTCGATGAAGAAATATTAACCCCTTGGCTGCATAAAAGAGTAAACCTAATGATTAATAAAAAAATTAATCCAAATGTATTATATTACTTCAAGAAAAACATAGCAGCTATTACTATTTTCCTTGATGATTCCGATGTTGATGCGGATTACTTATCTCAATTATCTTCATTAAACATAAAGCATACATTAATATGTAAAGACGAAAATAAAATAAATGATTATAGATTTAAATTTTTTGACTTTGTTGTTAACGGTTATGATTTAATTAAGAAAAAAGACCTTGACTTTTGTGAACGGCTATGCGATAATACTTACTATCATAGTAATAAAACCATTGTGTCAAAAAATAAAAAATACTCTAGTAAGGCCTCATGGAAGGCTGGCATAGAGAAATCAGGAAGTCCTGAGAAGTTTATTGATACAGACGATTTCTGGGAAGAAATTGATTATCTAAATATATACAATTATGCCGAAGACAAAACAAGAAGACAGTAAAGAAAATAGTAATGTAGACAATTCATTGGGACCAAGCCTCTTTAGTAGAGATGAAAATGGTTTATTAAAAAATGTACAATATTCCTTCAATGATGATGGCTCAATTAACTGGAGAGCTATGGTTGGTGAAGAGCATTTATTTCCTAATCGTGGATGGTTTCAGTCAAGAGGCAAAGATACACCTCGGTCTATAGATGGCCTAGCGGATTATCAGCTTTTGATAAAACTTAGCGGAATTAAGGAGCTTGCAAAGCTCAGGGGTTTTTCTGATGTAAGTTATGAAACCGTAAGGTGTGAACTAGATCATGTAGCTGTTGTTTGTAAAATGACCTTCTTGTCAAATTACGAAACATTCGGAAGTCCTGTTGAGTTTCAAGATATGGCTAATGCCACATTAGATAATACCAGCAGTTTTGCTACGAAGTTTTTAGAGACCATAGCATGCAATAGAGCATTTGTTCGTTGTGTGAGAAACTTTCTTCAGGTTCATATTGTTGGTGACGACGAGATAGATAAATCTGACTCCTCTGGTACACCTAGTTATAATAGCAAAAAATCTAAGTCTGGAGTTAACCCACTTAGCCCCACAAGCTTACTTAAACATAAAGCTGAAGAGTCTCTTGGTTGCGAGTCCTTTGAGGACTTTAGGAAGAAATACATTAAGACTTGGTGGCAAGAAAAAACCGAGGGCATTTATCAGAATGATGCCGTGAAAGATGCCAACTCTTGGGAAGATATTCCAGGCAAAGAAACTAGGGTTATGTTAGGTTTGATCAACTGAGTTTATGTGCAAAGTATATCCATATTCACTTGGTATACTACTTAGGAAAAATACAACCCCCTCCGTGGTAGGGGAACCACTAACAGTAGCACTGATATTAGTAAATCCAGCAGGATCCCCACTATAGTAAACCCCAAAAGTTAAATCAGGTTCAGTATTATGGTGGTAATCAAATGATCCACTTATCCAGTTTTGGTTAGCATCTTTTGCTTCGTCTAAGTTCAGGATAGTGATTTGAGATGATTTGGTTAAAACGAAATCTTCTTCGTGTAAAATTCCCGATCCTATTGTGTCGTAGGGGATCATCTTAATGTACTTGTGTGGATTACCCTCCCCATCAAATGCATGTACTATATTATTCTGTATATCTCCGGCTTCCTGGCTGTATACTTCCAGTAAATTATTTTCTGTAACTTCAAAATCTTGTTGATCAGATCCATGCAAATATATTCCTGTCACATTGTAGTTATTAGCTAAGTATCCTTGTGACTCTTCTGGATTATAAAAGGTATCAACAAAAGTATAATTTGACTCGAAGTTCTGACTATCTGTACTGATCGAGACTCCGCTAAATTCCATTATTGGTGATAGTCCGGTAGCTGTATATGAGTTCATTGTGTTGCCCCGGACTTTATTTTTTAAATCTATGCTTAGCCTTGCTTCCCTTACTTTTCCATATCCACTTCCTGCATATTTATAAATATGTGACCCGTTGGAATTAGCCCAACACCAATGATTACCTACATCATTCGAGGTAATTACTCCATATTCTATTTCATTCTCAGAGTTTATGGTTTCTATAGTTCTTTGTGATTCTTGTTGAAAGTCTACTTCTAAGAAAATTTCATCATTTAAAAACCTTTCAGAAAAAGCACCAGAAAGCATACCAACTTTATTTCTCCTTAATCCCACCCATCCGTTTCCATGCCCCATTGTTTTAATTAATTCTAATTGGTATGGGTTAAGTATAACTGCAGGCATTTCACCAATTTCATTTAAATAAGATGCTGACTCTTCCAATGTCCTTGAAAACCTATCGCCTGATCTAAATTTTATATCATAACTATTAGGGTTATCTTTTGGCATAGAATAAGTGCCAATTATCTCTTCGTTTAAACCAGAAGTCGAACATGCGAATGCTTGCTCGCTGGCATTATAAAAACCGTAATTGTAAACATTGTATGAGTTTAAACTTTCTTCTAGATAAATTGGGCTACTATTTGCCCACGAGCTGCCAGCACCAGAACCTATATACCCAGTAATCCCATCTCCTGTACTATCAATAAACAGTCCAGTATAAAAACTATCTTGAAAATGCAATGAGTTGTCAAATATATATTGGTTTTCTTCATTGGCTCCATAGTATGCTTCTGAATCTATAACCCCGCTATCTAAATATATAATATCATTATATCCATAAACTGCTTGAGAGGTGTCTCCTTCCCCAGTTAACCCATAACATGCCTCAACGAATTGAGTATCGCTGCTATAATTTTTATCAAAAGTAAAATAGTAAGCGTCACCCCCACTTATTCTTTGTCCATACAATGATAATATATAAGGTTCGTATTGCCTAACTGAGTAATTATTATTATTATTTCCTGTTGAAAATTGATCAACTCCTAGTGGCATTAAATAATTAAATTCTTCTGGATAAAGCTCTATGCTAAGGCTATTGTTTAACCCGGTAACCGACCTTACGGCTGTATTGAAATAATCATCTTCTTGATTAACCACACCGCTAACCCCAGATGTCAGCCCCGTAAAGTGATATAATTCTAATGTCTGAAAGTTATTAGATATATCATTTCCATCAGTGTCTTTTAATCCTTCGTAGTTTATTGTTAGGATTCCATCTTCAAAACTTTCGGATAATATTGTATATTCTGGAGGTGGGTTTTTTGTTGTAAAAATTCCACTACTTTTATTTCCAGCGAAATCAACAACCTCTACATCAACCGAATAATTTCTTATTTTCCTATCCCCACTAATGTAATAAAGTAAACTATTATCGTTCAAATCATTAGCCTCAAATATTTTATTTCTATTTCCTCTGACTTTTTTTCTTTTTTCTTCATCAAGATTTTCGTATATAGATACATTAAACCCACTAATATATGAGTTATTAAATATATCTTGAGAATCATATATCAATCCATCTCTTGGTTCTTTTAGGTTCCAGTGTAAATTCAGTTCTTCGCCCTGAAAGTCTTGATGGTGAGTGGATAAAAGTGTGTGAAACTCAGGCACTATTGAACCCTCCCTGCTATACTCTGAGTGGGTTAAATATATATTAGCTACCTGGAAAGTTTTTCCGTATTTTTTTACCGGATCAGCTTTTGGTACGACTACTTTTTTTGAATCTGAAAAGCTCATTTTAAAAAGGTACTGAATATATCCTTACGTAATAAGTGCCATCCTCCGATATTCTTTTATTTCTATGAGTATAAGACATCTTCTCTTGACCTTTGTCATTATTTATCTCAAAGGTTGAGAGTAAATCGTTTTGATCAAAAAACTGAATTCTATAGGATGCTGCAGCAGGATCCGTTCCCCATATAGCTTTAAGCCCATAAGGTATTTTATTATTGAAGTCTTCATTTAATATCTCAACCCTAACATCGGCGGGCGGAGCTAGAGTTTTATCTGTAAACAGAACTGGTCTTGTTGGCGGCTGAATAGATGCATGCTTTTCAATATTATCAAACTTATCAGCATTATATGCTAATCCCTGTATATTAAATATACCATTAGACTCTTCTGTTATATTAATTATTTTAAATTGTTTTTTGTTGGCTAGATTAACATCGCTTTGAAGCGAGAAGGTAGTTCCCTCTATACCTATCAGATCTCTAAGGTCGTTGTCAGAAACTTTCTCCAACAGGTATCCGATTTTATTTTTTCCATCATCATGTGTCCAGTCTCCATGAATATCCATATTAGTGGATCCATTTACTCTTAAATAATCTCCTGGATTTGATTGGCTATTAAACTGTGGGTACCCATCGGCCCAGTCAAAAAGCTCTATGCCTTCTCCACCAGGCTCGCAAGATTTAGGTTCGTGCCATACTGCTTTTGCCGGATCCGGCTTTCTTCTATAATAACCGCCAATCCAAGCAGATTTATCTACTGGAAGAGCTTCTTTAACCAGATTAAGTTCGTCTTCATTATATATTCTAGCAAGCACACCACCCCTTTCTTCGGCATCAGCTAATGCTTGATACCATGTATACTCACCCTCAATAAATTCGTATGGATTATTATAAAGCTTTAATCTTGTATCATTTTCGTATACTTCAGAAACAAAGTATTCAATTATTTGCGGCTTCCTTATGTCGTCTATATCCTGATTTTCTGGTGACCCCATCGCATCCAGAGACTCGCTAGTTTGGTTCTGAGATGGGCTATACAAAGTAACCCTTTTCCATGTATTCATGTCTGTTGGATCTATTATGCAAGATATCGGATAGTCTACTTTTATAGACCCAGTTCTTCCATCGTCAGCTACTTCTATATCAATTACTTTACCAGAGAATTTACCTACATTTCTTTTACTGTCTAATATATCGACGATATCTCCCGGCCTCAAGTAAGACCCAAGCAGATTCGTTTTAAATGCTACTATTTCTGTTTCTAAGTTCGCTGATTTTACTAAAAACTCTGCGGCTCTTTTTGCTTGGGCTTGAGATGTAATCCCAAACCCATCTATAGTTTGCTCGATTATATTATTTTCAATAACAGAATCCCTATCTTCATGGTGCTCCATCTTCGGCCTAAAGTGATTATATCTGTCTAAATATTTTATTTTACAAACATTCGTTCTGCTTGTTCTTGGGGTATTAGAGTATGCGAATCCTTCTTTTGCTATATTATTATTAGAGAATAACATAACAGATTCTCTTTTCTCATCCTGAAAGAAATTTATAGCCCCACCAGACCAATAACTAAATGCTCTAAATATAGATGCAAATTCATTTATTAATTTAAATGCATTAGACTGATTCATTATAAAAGCATTCAAGGTATACCTAGGCTCAACTAATGGATAATCAATCTCTACTGCACATTCACCAATATCAAATAAAGGTTTATGTTTTAATATTACTTTATTTTCTTCTATAGCTGTACTGAAAATTACAAGGCTATCATAGGTTCCATCTTCATAAAATAATGCAAGTTTTTTATTAGGATGATTAAATTCCGCCGCAAAGTTATCGGCGCCCTCGATGATAATTGAATGACCACCTGACTCATTACTATTGTACGAGAATCTTCTCTTTGGAAATTTTGGGCTATACCCAGTTGGAATAAATTCATCACAGTATTTAGACATTTTATAAAGTGTCCACCTATCTATATGCTCTGGCTTTATTCCGAATTTACCAACCCCATATCGTTTATCGGCAATTAAATCATAAAGACACCATGCAGGATTATCTGTCCACCTTTTAGCATTTTCTGGTATTGGGTCATTTTTATCTTCTTGCCCAGAAAACAACCCATTCCAGTTTTGCAAATACCTTCTTGTCTCGGGGTCGTATGTTGCTTCATCTGGCAACGCTACCTTCTTTAATCTTAGATGATAATTTCTTTCTGGTATATTTGCATAATCTCTCGCATTTACCCGTGTCCCAATAACAACAGAATTTGGATAACTTAAATTTACGGGGGTTATTTCTGTAATTGCTGCCAGTGACATTTTTTCTTTATATCTCGCTGCCTGCTCGCCTTCTTTTACTAGGTTTTTTTCTCGATTAAGTTTATATACTTTAATAATTCTATTTTTCTGACCAGGGTTTGGTGGCATGTACAGTTTTACATCTTTCCTGTATGCCGATGTAGCTATGCCATACATATAGACATCGGTTGAGTACATGATTTCTCCCTCGTTTCCATACTTTATTCTAAATTTTGCTCTATTCGGCCAACTCTCTCCTGAGTTTTCTACTTTTGTTCCTACTTTAAATTCATCATTCTTATCTATAAGGTTTTCAATTACCTGTAAAGCAACAACCAAAATAAGCTGCTCTATCCCTGTTTTTAATATCTGCGCTCCATCTGCAGCTAACTCTAAACCAGCTTTCCTTCCCCCGGGATCAAGAGATACTCCTGCATTAACTATACCCTCTTTCATTTTAGCATAGCCCCTTGCTGTATTAATTACCCCCACAATTCCATAGTAAATAGTCAATCCATTCAGCAGGGTAGACCACAACTCTCCAATACGGTATGTAACTTCAATATTATCACCTTCATAAACATACATCAATTCATCTATTTGTAAACTTACATATGCTTGTTCTACAAGCGGATTAATAATGGTATGACTAGCATAGTTTTCCTCCTCTATACTTTTCTCAATGTTCGTAACATAACTACCACCAGGGCCGAATATGGATATTTGGCTAGTTATATCTTCATCACTATTATTTTTTACTTCTACTGGTGAATTTATATATATTTTTTGCCAAAAAACTTCAGCCTGATCACCTTCGGATTCCGGGGCTATGTCTATTTGTTTATTTATAAAACCTTGCTGCTCAGACAATATTTTACCGTGATCGTTGTAAATAACCCTCTCTTCATCTTGCCCCTCTTCTTTTATGGTTATTGATAATACATCCGCAAATGTGCCTACATCACCACCAGGAAGAGCATCCTCGTTGAAATTTGGATCTATATTAATCTCGCCCGTTTGTTCATCTTTAACTTCTCCTGGTTTTATCTTGTGTAAAAAATCTTTCTTTTTAATTACCTTACCGACTTCCCCACTATAATCAGTATCTTTATTGTAATCACCTAGGTAGTTCTCCGCTCCAGATCCAAGCTCGTAATATTCCCAATGCCCGTCGTATGTTTCTGTTTTTATCTTATCTCCTTCTGTATAAGACTGCTGTTCTCCAAATACTTTATATTCACCAAGCCCTGGCCCCGTAACCAAAAACTGCACACTTCCATCTTCTCCAGTATATACTATATCCGCTTTTGAAATATCACCCTCATACGAATAATTTTCTTTATCCGAAAACTGGGCTGACAAGTTTTTATTTATTTTGTATTTCACAAACCCACCATTTTGCTCGTAAAGCACAACGCTGCCTTGCTCATATATTTTCTTAGGTTGAAATGCCTCTAGCTCTCCTTCTGCTAAAAAAGTTTCCCCAACTGCCCTAGGCCCATAAAGAGGAGCATTAATTTCTTTTGTGTCTGCAGTAAATCTATATTGCTCTTTTAGAGGAAGTTGGTCGTCGGCCCCTATTGTGCCTTTAGAATTCATACCAACATCAATATCAAACTCATTTATATTGTAGCTATCCAGCCCTGCAGTATAATTTACTTCTTTTACTGGGGTTGAGTCTAAATATACTGCCTGAAGGTAATCATCATCTTCGTTTCTTGTTTTATTTAAATTTGCATCGTTCGTTTTAAAATCTTTACTAAAACCTAAAAGCTCTCCATTTTTACTAGCAAATCCATCTATCGATCCTTCACAAATTAAATCTATTGCTTTATGTACAGTAGTTGACTCCAACTTAAACCACCCTAATCCATTTTCTTTTTTTCCGTTAATCCACCTTTCCCCAACCGGAACAGGAAATGCCTCAAGATAGTTTTTTAAATTCAAATTTCTCTTTAATTCATTTAAGCTTTCCTCACTCCAGAATATTGGATAAAAATCCCCAAGCTGTTCTGTTTCTAATTTTGGATCACTCTGTATGCAAACAAAACCGCTTTTTGCCGCTTCTGAGGCTGGTATGGAAAACATTTCATTATCTATTTTTGATGAATCTGCATACCAGTTTCCCGTGTTTTCATCAAAGTTTGGTAGTAATGCTTTGTTTACCCCTTTCGCCCAATCCCAACTATAACAATAATAACCCAAAAAAGACCCCCCCTTACATTCTTTGATGTTGGTTATTTTATTTTTAAAATCCTCACTAGATCTAACTGAACCATACATTCCATCTACTACCCCAAAAGCATTACCTATTAAACCGAGTTTCATTTTTTGATATGATGGATCTATTACCCTATACTCACTAGTTCCATCGAATGTTTTTTTACCGAATGATGCTCCTAATGGTCCGCTCTCGTTATACAATTCCGGGTTGTGATAAAACGGAACCAAGCTATACAAGCCCTCCTCGAAATTAAAAAGCTTGACCTTTTCAGCACTAAAATCATAATTTATCGAGCAAGCAGATACAACATTTGTCCCGACATTCATTCTGCCATATCCCAATGGTACGGTAGACCCCTGCTCAAATCTATTTTGTTTTCCGCTATATATAAAAGACTGGGTTTGAGCCTGAAGTACAGAGTCATCTCTCTCCATAGCTTCAGCCATTTTCTTTTGTATATACATGCTGGCCGCAGTTGTGGCAGCCATTATTATTAAATTTACAGCAAACCCCTGAGACCCTTCGGGTATAGGGAAAATATGAAAATCTTTATCACTAATTAATTCAAATTCTTCTTTATTTTGTAGTATTTCTCCTGAATCTTTTTTGATGCCATAACTTATTCCAGAACTGTATGCCTCTTGTAGGTATTTTTGTATACCAAAATTGTTGGCGCATAATGCGGCCATAGCTTCGGCGGCAGAAGACACATCAAGATCCCAGGTTTCACCAAACCTTTTAC